TGGTATGCGTAAAGCAGGTCGCTTGGTTCCTGGTAACCCAGGCCATCCGCGTGATGTTAATGGCTTTTCTTTTATTTGTGGTCTTGATCCCGCTATGGTTGGTGATACAGCCGTCGTTTGTTACGCTATTGATCGGGTTACACATAAACGCTATATCGTTGATGCTATTAAGATCACTAGGCCAACACCTGCTGCGATACGCCAACTAATCTTTGACTGGACTTCCCTATACCAGCCCAGTGAGTGGATAGTAGAGAAGAACGCATTTCAATCATTCCTTACGCAAGATGAGGGCATCCGCCAAAACCTTGCCTCACGGGGTGTGTTACTGCGAGAGCACCATACTGGAACCAACAAGTGGGACTCCGGTTTCGGTGTTGCTTCTATGTCCACCTTGTTCGGCACAAAACAATTCGACGGCAAACACCACCGCGACAACCTTATTCATTTACCTAGTGACCAGACTGAAAACGTCAAAGCTCTTATCGAGCAATTGATTACGTGGTCACCTACTACTAAAGGCAAGACCGATATGGTAATGGCTCTGTGGTTCTGTGAGATCAGAGCACGCGAGATGCTCAACCAAGGTATGCACAAGACACATCATATGAAGAATCCTTTTCTATCTCGTTTTGAGGTAGGCAAACGAACAGTTGTCAACATAGATGAACTGCTCGCAGAAAAAGATCGTACATTCATCTAAGGAGATAACAATGGCACAAATGAAGAAGACAGCAGCAAAGAAAGTAACAGCAAAGCCAATGTCTAATACTACAAAGAAGGCACCTGCAAAGCCAAAGCCTATGGAAACTACACGTGTTGGTGGAATTTTCAATGTACCAAAAAAGCCTAAGAAGACAGTTTACTAAATAACTTAAGGAGTTAAGTAATGCCAAATATTAAGAAAGCTGTGGCTAAAGGGTCAGTTGCAAAAACTTTTGATACATCAAAGTTAATTCCAAAAATGACACCACAAGATAAAGCGATGCTCAAGATTCTCAAGAAAAAATACGGCAACGACGTATACAAGAAGTAAGGAACCCCATTGTTATCAGTCAAAGAAGTTGACGCTAAGCTAGCACGCTTACGTACTCGCTCATCAGCGCGAGATCAACGTATGCGTGATGTGCTCTCGGTGCGTCAGGGAGATATCTCTAAGGTATACCCTGCAATGTTTTCAGAGGAATATCCAAAGCCTCTGGTTGCAAACTTCATTGACGTAGCAGCACGTGACTTAGCAGAAGCAATGGCACCACTGCCATCCTTTAACTGCTCAGCAACCAATATGGTTTCAGATGCAGCACGCAAGGCAGCAGATACTAGAACTCGTATTGCAAACTTTTATGTAACAAACTCTGACCTACAACTGCAGATGTACACAGCAGCAGACTGGTATAACACCTACGGTCTTGGTATTGCTATGGTTGAGATGGACTTTGAGGACAACAACCCTCGTATCCGTATGCTCAATCCATTTGGTACCTATCCAGAGTTAGATCGTTATGGTCGTATGTTATCTGTAACTCAGGTCATCGTTACCGATGCAGAGACATTGGCTTCACAATACCCAGAGTATTATGATTTGATTCTAGGTAAGAACCAGTACGCTCTTTCTTCTCCTTATATCTCAATGGTCAAGTACCACGACAAGGACCAAGACCTGCTCTATCTACCAGAGCGTAAGAACTTAGTTCTATCACGCACACCTAACATCTTAAAGAAGCCAATGGGTTCTGTCATTATGCGTTCTTCCCTTGATGGTGAAGCACGTGGACAGTTTGATGATGTTCTATCTGTACAGTTAGCTCGTGCTCGCTTTGCAGTATTGCAGATCCAAGCAGCAGAAAAATCTATCCAAGCACCTATTGCTATCCCACAAGATGTGCAAGAGTTGGCACTTGGTCCGGATTCAATTATGCGTTCTGCTAACCCACAAGGTATTCGTCGCGTTCCATTAGATTTACCACCAGGTATCTTTGCAGAATCTGGTGTGCTAGAGCGTGAACTACGTATGGGTGCTCGTTACCCTGAATCTCGTTCAGGTAACATTGACGCATCAGTTGTAACAGGCCGTGGTGTACAAGCACTACAAGCAGGCTTTGATACACAGATCAAGGCAGCACAAGCACAGTTTGCTCGTATGTTCCAAGAACTTATCTCAGTTTGCTTTGAAGCAGATGAGAAAGTATTTGGTGGTATTCCAAAGACCATCAAGGGAACAGATGATGGAACACCTTACGTTCTAAAGTACACACCATCTCGTGACATCAAGGGCGAGTATGGCATAGATGTACGTTACGGAATTATGTCTGGTATGGATCCAAACCGTGCCATTATCGCTTTACTACAAATGCGTTCAGACAAGCTCGTATCTCGTGACTATGTACGTCGTGAGATTCCAATGGACTTGAATGTTACGCAGGAGGAACAACGTGTTGATATCGAAGAAATGCGCGATTCTTTGCGCGTGGCTGTTGCTCAGTATGCTCAAGCCATTCCGGCCCTTGCAGCGCAAGGCCAAGACCCTACAGAGATTATCACCCGCATTGCGTCTGTTATCCAAGGTCGGCAAAAGGGCCAATCGCTAGAGTCAGTTATCGAAAAAGCATTTACACCAGAACCAGCTCCAACCCCGCAGATGCCGCCTATGGCACCAGGTATGGAGCAACAGCTTCCAGCAGCAGGAGCGGCCCCCGCCCCAGCCTCAGCGCAACCTCCACAAGAACAAGGTGGTATGGCCCCTGCTGCTGGTCAACGTCCAGATATAGCCCAACTACTAGCTGGTATCACCGGCGCAGCATAATCAGAGGAGGTGTAAATATGAACCAAGGATCACGTGCAGCAGCACCAATGTCAAAGCCAGTTGAAGGCAAGAAGGATACCTCCAAGCCAGCAGGACCAGGCAAGGTAGTACCATCAATGATGCCAGCAGGCCGTCGTGGCAACGCAGTAAAAAAGGGATAATAACTTTTAACGGAAGGTGTACTGGGCGATGAGAGATGATAATTATGTTCCTCGCCCAGTGCGCTTTCTTGATTTTCTTGTTGTAGGAGTAGGCTTTCTGCACAACATAGCATCATCTGTTGAAACATTAACAGGTGAACTAATGGAATTAGCAATTTACCATTCAAATCATATTACTCAAACCAATAGGGCTTGGGAAGATATGGCAAACGATTTAGAAAAATTAGAGGAGGACCAACAGTGAGTATGATGAATCCACTGGCTGGACCAGCAGGTCCAGGCAAGTTCTCCACACGTACTGATAATTTACAAATGGGTTCTACAGCATACGGTGAAGGCGTTGAGACGCAGGCTATTAAGTCAGGTGCTCCGCTCTCCAAGACTCCAGATGTACGCCCTGCTCGCGCAGGCGATGTACGCGAAGCTGCAACACAGTCACCACTAACAGAATTGTACGCACCATCACAACGTCCAGGCGAACCAATTACCGCAGGTATTGATATGGGTGCAGGTCCTGGTGCAAGTGCTTTAATGATGCAGAAGTCAGTTGCAAAGACTTCAGATACACTAGCAAAGATGTTGCCATTTGACACAGACGGTTCTATTGCCATCTTGTATCAGCAGGCCGTTGCGCGAGGTGATTAGTTGTCTAATCTCAACGCTGCCGCTAGTGCTGCAGGTTTAACGCCTGAAGAAAAAAAGGCGATGGAGGCGTTTAACAAAACTCTATCAGTCCATCGTGAACTTTCTAACCTTCCACAAAGGGTTGCACAGCAAGCCTACGCATCAAAAACACCTGACCAGCAAGCAGCGCTTAAGCGCGTAGCTGGTGAGGAAGACCCAGCAGTTAAGTCTAATCGTGGTTGGCTAGGCACTGCTTGGCACTACACAGGCGGTGCATTGCTTGCAGGCCTTACTGAAGTATCTGACTTTTCTACACGTGTCTATCGTACTGGTGCTATCGCTGCGATGGAAGGCAAGAACATTGCTGACGCTTGGACTACAGCCAACGATAAAGGCGACAAGGTATTTAACCCAGGTCGTATCCAGAACGCTAGTTCTAAGTTTGGTAATGACCGCGTTCAAGTAGCAATGCGCGTTGCAGCCGGTGAGAAGTTAAGTGATATCGCATCATCTGGTACAGATGCTCAAAAGCAGATTGCAGCAATGGCTGCACAGAACAAAGATGATTTATTCCAAGATGCACTAGATGCAGTTCAAGCATCTAAGTACTCACCTGGTCGTCAGATCGCTAACCTAATTACACCAGAACAGATTGAAGGCTCAGGCTTTTTCTATCGCGCAGTATCAGGTGCCTTCGATGCAGCATACCGTGTATTTGCAGATCCACTTATTCTTGCTGGTAAGGCAAAGCGTTTAGTAGATGTCTCACGTTATTCACTATCTGTCGTAGTTGGTTCTTTAGAAAAAGGACCTGGCAAAGTTGATGAGTTATTTGCTCGTCCACAAGTACAGAACTTTTGGAATACTTACGGCGCAGAGCTAGGTGCCTTTAAGAAGGCTATTGATTCAGGTGCTACAAAAGAAGCAGTTGCTATTAAGAAGCGCCTTGCAACTATTGCACCAGAGTTCGGTGATCCAGTCATCAAGTCTTTTATTACTCCAGAAGTACCAATTACAAATGCAGATACTGCTAAAGCGTTTTTCTCAAATGCCCTTCAAGTAGAAGAAATGATGAAGGGTCAGATTGGTCGCAAGCGTGTGATGATTCCACGCCTAGATCCATTACGTAAGGCTCGCATTACTACAGTTACCACAGCTAACAAGATATTTAACTTAGACCGCATTGGTCCTAAGTTTGTAGATGACCTTTACTTTGGTGGAGCATCTACTGATGACGGTATTGCCAAGGCAATCATTGATGGTCGAGAGACCATTGTTAACACTGTTAAGGCTAACCGTGAAGCCAAAGGCACAGCACGTATGTCAACAGCACAGATTCAATATCGCATTGACCGCTTCAAGGCCAAGTTCTCACTGATTCCTTTCTTTGACGGAGACCGTTTTGATGTTACCTCCAAAGATGGCGCTCAGAAGGTATACCAGTATGCACGTTTAGTGCTTCCTAAGAATGAGTCTAAGTTAATTGCTCAAGCATTTGATAGTGCAGAAGTTGGTCGCAAGAAAGAAATCTTTTACGGACTACAATCAACTATCGCTGAAATTCGCGGGTTGAATGTAACCAAAGAAGGTAAAGCAATTGCAGATCAGTTGAACAGCACACCTAAGCGTGAGTTTGCTGTAACAGATCCACGCACTCAGTACAATCCAGCAGCATTGCCAGATGGCGAGCAAGTGGGTCTTATCCTATCTGACCTAGATGATTCTGTATCTGTACTTAGCATCCGTGATATTGATAGAGCAGCATCGCGTTCTGGACTTATTCAACAAGTTGCAGGACTTGCACACTCTGAATGGGTAGAGAAAATGACCACAGCTTGGTCATTCTTAACTCTTGCCGGTCCACGTTATGCTATCCGTAATGCAACAGAAGATTTAATGGTTCACCTTGCAATTGGTGAGTCACCATTTGGTTTAGCAAAAGCGCGTGGTTTCTCAACTCGTTTGCGTACAGCACGTCAAGTTGAAGAAGGTATTACTAAATTAGGCAAAGTTGCAGAAAATCCACTAGGTGGAGTTATACGTTTTGTTAATCGTAAAGAAGCAAAGCACTATATGCAGGCTATTCAAGAAGCAGATGGTGATGTTAATAAGATACGCCAAATTACAGCCCAAGCTCTTAATGAGGGCAAACTTGCACGCTTCTATGAACGTACAGGTTTAGGCAAGTTTACGGTTGATGATCGTAAATTCCTAGAAGAGCAGATTCTTTACGGTGACCTAGACAATGCGCTTATGGATGTTATCGAAGGCAGCAAGAATACTTTTACTGGTATAGATGCCTTTACTCGTACCCTTAACTTTGCACGTAAGAACAATGTTCGCACAGCGGAACTTGGGTATGACTTGTCAAAAGTTAAGGTCACACGTGCTAAAGGCGCTAAAACCTATACAACTATGGCACCACTTGCTAACGAAGCAACTCAGGTTGCTTGGATTATGCGTATTGGTTACTACTCAAACGATAAACTAGGTCGTATTGCAGTATCAAACCTTGCAGATAGTGATGAAGGTTCAGCAATTGCAATTGGTAAAGTTGCCGACTGGCTCAATGACCCAGAAAATGCTAAGCAAGTTGCAGCATTTCGTATGGGAGAGCGTGGTATTAGTAACGAAGAGCACGCAAAACGCATCTATGATGCAGCAAAGCAACTATTTGTTAAGAAGAACGGTGACCTTAATCAAAACTTGCTATCTAAGGTACGTGCTCTTGACCCTGAGACTGGTGAATACCGCATCACTGGCAAGTTAGGTCTTGACGATCTACCAAATAACATTGATGATGTACCAGAATATATCGTTGGTCCACAGTTGGTTCCTATTTCAGACACTGGAAACTACACCACATCTATTATGGAGTGGGGTTGGGACTGGTTAGGTAATGCAAACGCACGTCTATCACGTGAACCTATGGTTCTATCTGAAATGATTAAGATGCGTAGAGAGTTTGAAAAGACTGGATTTGATAAGGCGTTCATCGCCTCATATCAAAAGGGCATTACAGATCCAACAGCACTTGCTAAAGCAGAGTTTAATGCACGTGCAAAACTAGCAGAGATAGTAGAAGACCGCGCACGCCTGCAAACATTGGCATATGTTGATAATCCTGCAGTGCAGAGTCAGTTGGCGTTCTCGATTCGTAACTTTGCACGTTTCTATCGTGCTACTGAAGACTTCTATCGCCGTATGTATCGCGTTGTGCGATACAACCCAGAGGCAATTGTCAAGGCAAGCCTTACTTATGAGGGTGTAACCCACTCAGGTTGGGTACAACAAGACGATCAGGGTGAGCCATACTTCATCTATCCTGGTACACAGTATGTTTACAAGGCAGTTCAAGCTGCAATGCAGGCATTAGGTGTACCAGCAGAGTTTAAGACACCATTCCCAGTAGAGTTTGGTGCAAAGCTCAAAATGATTACACCATCTTTGAACCCAGAGTCAGCAGTTCCTACTCTTGCTGGTCCATTATCTGGTTTCTCAATCAAGGTTGCTACAAACCTTGTAGGTATTTTCAACCCAGGGGCCGCAGATACAATCACAACTACACTTTTGGGTAAGTATGCACAAGACCAACCAATGGTTTCAGCGTTCTTACCAGCACACGTCAACCGTATCTATTCAGCAATGAATCAAGATGAGCGTGATGGTCAGTACGCATCAGCAATGCGTAAGGCTATGACATATCTTGAAGCAGGTGGACACGGATTGCAGCAGAAGTACAAGACAGTTGATGGCCAACAAATACCAATCCCATTTAGCGCAGCAGAGTTAGAGGATTACCGTCTTCGTCTTAAGAACACCACACTAGGTATCCTAGGTATGCGTGTTGTTTACGGATTTACTGCACCTGCTACAGCGCAAGTACAACTTAAGTCTGAGATGGCTGACTGGGTACGCGATAATGGTGAAGCATCATTCAAGCAGACTTGGTATGGACTACTAGACAAGTATGGCGATTACGATACAGCAATGACTGAGTGGGTAAAGCGTTATCCAGATCAGATGCCATTTACTGTCTCTGAATCAGACCGTTCAACTGTTGCATACTTCCGTTATGCACAAGAATCTGGTGACTTTGTTGACGGCAATCAGGAACTATTCAAGTCTTATCCACAGGGTGCAGCGTTCCTAATCCCTCACAAGGCTGGATACTCTTGGGATGCGTACAAGACTATGACTGATATGGGTCTTCGTAGGAACAAAGTCGTATCTGACTTTATGCGTGAGGTACAAACTGCAGCAGATATGCAGGCTTACTACGAAAAGAAGAACGCATATGAGGAAAACCTTAAGTCTGTAGGTACAGATTTCGAGCGTTCACAACTTCGTAAAGAGTTCTCTGACTGGGCAACAGTATTCAAGGCAGGCCGTCCATTGGTTCAAGAAGAACTAGCACAGGGTGGCAGGAAGGCTATCGAGCGTATGAAAGCGCTCAATGACCTACAAAAGATGCTTGATGAAAAGGCTGCCTACAAAGCATCTCCAGCAACTGCAAAGAAGTTGCGCGAGATGATGGATCTTTACAACTCATACAAGACAACTAAAGATCAGTTTGAGGGCATAGGCGGTAGCCAATTCCTTACACAAATGAATAAGGAAGAAACTATTATCAAGATGCGCGAACTAGCAACATTTAACGAAAACACACAAAGTGCATATAACGTGCTCTTTGGCAGATTGTTAGGAGACTAAGTGGTAGCAAAGACACCAGAAGAGGCACGCAGATCTGCTGTGCCAATGCCTGCTCCTGCTCCTGCAGCTAGCGCCACATCAGGTACAACAGGCGACTTTACAGACTTCTTAAAGACAATCGCTAAGAGTCCTGCACTTATCAGTGGTTATTCTAAGATACTTAAGTCTGCTGGATACTACAAGGGTAAGATTACTAGCAAGTACACACCTGCTTTACAAAAGGCTTTTACTGCAGCAGAAACAGATCGTCTTAGTGTCAGCGCAGTATCTCCTATAGGTCGTGACGAATTCTTTAAGCAACAGGTTGAATTCAATGCTGGTGCAGGTGGCGATGGTCGTCCTAGTGTTGTTACTAGCGTTACTGCCTACACACCTGAGAGCGCTAGACAATTAGTTGATTCTATTATCAGAGATACTCTGGGCCGTAAGGCAACAGATGCTGAAATCAAGAAGTACACAGCAGCTCTTAAAGGTATCCAAAACAAGGCAGCATCTACTACAACCTACAAGACAGTAGGCGGTAAGCAGACTCAGGTAACTACACCAGGTATCAATGAACAACAGTACCTTGTAGATCAGGTTTCAGGTACAGATGAAGGCAGAGCCAACAAGGTTCTTGGTTTCTATGAGACATTTATGAACGCGTTGGGTGGTCGCTAATGGCTAATGCAGTTAGAACTAAACTACAAAGAATTTCTGGTCAGTACTCTGCCAAGGTTGCAGAGATCCGCAAACTCGAAGCAGATAAGCGTAAGCCATTTGTAACAGATGCTCA